CTTTCCTGTATAGTAATTATATCTTTCTAGACGAATTGTATTATAATTAGTTCTTGCTTTTTCACGCAACAAAGTAATCGTATTATAAACTGTATAATACTTGGAATGTAATTGAGGAATTTTTAAACTCTCTTCGTGGAGGTTGTCCGGATCAATGACAGCATCACGATCCCACATCTCCTGAATTTTTTCAATATTCACCTATTTTTCATCCATTCATAAATTGCTGTGTCATATTCTGCTGTGTGCTTAAATGCTTCCTTTGCCAATTTACGACGTATTCTTGACACATTACCTTGATCCAATGCATATACAAATTCATCGTATTGATGTGGATTGGTTAATATAGAAACATAGTCATGATTCTTTGCTGCTGATCTAACCATAGTTGGACCACCAATATCAATATTTTCTATTGCGTCTTCCCATGTTACATCTGGTTTAGCAACTGTCTCTTTAAATGGATAAAGATTTACTACTACAACATCAATAAGTCCAATATCAAATGCTTCACGATCCGCATCATGAACTTCATCATTACGTTTGGCAAGAATACCACCATGAACTTTGGGATGTAAAGTCTTTACTCTACCTCCTAAAATTTCTGATGATCCAGTATAATCTGAAACCTTTTGTACTTTTATATCTGCTTCACTAATAACTTTATGCGTTCCACCACTAGAAATAATCTGATATCCAAATCCAACTAAAGACCGTGCTAAATCAACAATACCCTCTTTGTCGGATACGCTTAACAATGCATAATTCATAATTCAATGTAAAAAATGACGTTTTCCAGTTAGTATCATTGTAAGACCCAAGTTATTACAAGCAGCAATAGAATCTTTATCTTTGATACTTCCCCCTGGTTGTATTATAGCACTAATTCCGAAAGATGCAGCTTTTTTCACGGTATCATCAAATGGAAAGAATCCATCACTTGCTAATGCAGCACCACTAACATTATCTTTAGACTCTAAAGCAATTCTAGAAGAACCTACCCGATTCATTTGTCCTGCACCAACACCAAGTGTTTGTCCATCACGTGCAATTAAAATAGCATTAGATCTTACGTGTCTTACTACTCTCCAAGCAAAAGTAAGGTCAATAACTTCTTGTGTTGTAGGTTGACGTTCTGTAACAGTCTTCCATTCATCAGTATTAATTGGTTCATTATCTTTCTCTTGTATTAATACTCCACCCAAGATACTTCTAACATTGTAAGGATTAACTTTCATATTATCAATATCTAACTCAAGTAATCTTAAGTTTTTCTTAACAGAAAGAATCTCTTTTGCTTCATCATTAAATGCAGGTGCTACTATACATTCGTAAAAACCAGATAATAATTCTTTAGCACATTGAGTATCTACTGTTTGATTAAGTGCTATGATTCCACCAAAAGCACTAATTCTATCTGCATCTAATGCCCGAATAAGAGCATTGTAAATATCAGATCCTATTGCAACTCCACAAGGATTGGTGTGTTTAATAACCACAACAGCAGGTTCATCTTTAAATTCCTGTACTGTTGAGATTGCTGCCTCTAAATCTATTAAATTATTATAACTTAAATCTTTACCTTGTAATTGATTAGCATTTGATATACCTTCATCTGGAAAGATACACCATGATGCTTGTTGATGTGGATTTTCACCATAACGTAATGACTGTTTAAACTGTAAACCAGTTAACAGCGTCGAAGTGTCAAGATTCATAAGGGAGTTCCGTCAGTTGCTAAAATGTTGTATAGAGTGTATCTAAAGGTAGCGTCTGCTGTAAAGTAATTTATATCAGTTTCTGTGGCATCAAATTCCAAGGATGTTAAACTAGTAGGAAAAAGATCTTTAAACTTAACTATAGCACTAGTTCTATAATTTGAATTTAAAATATTAAGAGATCCATCACTCCACTGTTCTTTCATATCCCGAATACCATCTTCATCGGTAGTTTGAGTCTTAAACTCTTCTGGTGTTTCTGGAAATCCTAAACCAGTCAACCAGTTATGAACTGCCATATAATTTTCCATATTCTCATCAACCAGAAATCTTAAGTTAAGTTCCCCATAAGAAAGTTTTTCTCCAGGAACATCAATATCTTTTAAGTAAGACGGTTGAGACACTGTTCCTAAAGTTATTTCTGGTATTCTTGCAGCATTACATAAGAAAGATACTTTAGGATAATTTCCCAAAGTAAATTCAAATCCTACTGGAGATAAGAAATTTCTATTCTCAATTTGTCTAGCAAAAGGTGATACCATTATTTTATTCTGTTATTACAGTACTAGAGGACCAAACTTTAGGTGCATAAGTAACACCGTTTAAAGTAATTGTGGTATTTTTTTGATTGGTTGCAGTAGTTTTATTAGTATATACCTTTCTATCTGCATAGGTTTCAGTCCAAACGTCACCGTCCTTATAATATACATCACCTACACCAGAACCAACAGTACTTGTCCTTTTGATATGATAATTTGCCATGATTTTCAGATTTTTAACTATTTATCTAAGCATAAAAAAAAGGACTCCGAAGAGTCCTTTAGTTATGTGAAGAATATATAAACTCATTTACTAGGATCTCCCAATCCTGCATTAGACATTGATGTCTCTTCAATATCCACCTGTAAAGGTTCACCATTTTTCTTAGTAATATAACCCTGACTTACAAGTGTATTACAACTACTAACAACTCTTCTTGCAAATAATACTGATTGTAAGTCACCTCCAATTTCTGACATTAATGATTTCTGTCCTAGAGGTTTATCCTTCTTTAAATTATTCACCAAATAATAATTAAGTGCATAATTCTTATCCCCACTACCAAGAAAAGGTAATAGATGATATAATGCTGCAAGTCCACCAATTAAACCACCAACTAAAGGTTTTCCTACATCATTCCATTTAGGTGCTTCAGGATCTTGTTGATGTGATTTATACAACTTAATCGCTTTAGTAACAGATGCTAAACCATACTTTTTATGGGCACCCATTAACTTTTTATAACCATTAACAGGTACACCATCAGAATCACCAATCCCTTCAATGCTTACACCCATATCATTTAATTGATCTTGAATTTCTAGTGCATCATCATCTTTCAATGCAATATCAGCACGAAGTCTCTGAATTACTCCAACATTAGTTCTATTAAAGTTTAATTTTTTAAAGAAATTTGCTTCTACATCTAAACATTGTTGAAGAGTAAAATCTTTTGGATGTTCTCTTACCTGACATGGTACTAATAACTCACCACCTTGAGTAGTATATAAAATACCAATTACCCCTTCATGCTGACCATCAGCAGTAGAATACTTACCATTGGGTCTTAAAAAAACATATAAAGGACGGACTAGATCTGGATCATACTCTCCAGCAGATCTAATCATATTTCCATTGAGAAGTCTTTGAAATTCTGGATCAGTAAATAACTTCTTTACTGGTATTAATTTTATTGGAATATAACGGTCTGGATCAAAATCTTTTTTCTTAGGAGTAAATCCTAAATCTACAGCAAGTTCTGTTAGAGGGACAAGATTGTCCTGTTCTGGATAATTCATAATAGTTTCTCGTTATTTTGCGTTGCGTGACCACCCGAAGGTTAAAGGTTGAACAACGTGAATATATTTATATTATAAAGTATTTTAAATCATTTGTCAACTATGTGTAATTACCTCATAAGGAATATTCTTCTTTTTCAATAAATTAGTAGAAATACTACCACCAATACGAGGATCTTCATCTTTCACATTATACCATGATTTTTCCCATTTTGTCCAAATTAATGTCCACACATCACTATTTTTAATTTTAAGAGTTTTTACCAATTCACCATTCTCATAATCAGTCATAGTCCAATAATGATACTTATCTCTCATAATCTTTTTCTTACAATGTTCTTCCTGTTCTTTTAAAGTAGGTTTTCTACTTGTTCCATTATAACTAAAACTATGCGATTTCTCTTTACCTTTTTTAGTTAATCCTTTATACTCTGTTCCTTTTAATTCAATAGTATCATTAGGATCATTAGGATTAACTGCATCAGAATTACCACCAACAGGTAATAGTATATAACCCAAATTATGTGCAACAATAAACTCAAATGCTCTATTATAATTGAAAGGATTGCCCAAGTTTCTTAATTTAAACCATGATAATATTTCCAATAATATTTTAACCATATCATCACGACTGGCATTTTTGATGTATTTAAGTACATCATTTAATTTAATAGTTGTACTACCGTCAGTCATAATAAATTCATTCTATAAAATAAGGACACTTTAAACGCTTCAGTTAGTATCACCCACCATCAATCTGACATCCTAACATTGAACCAACAATTGCACCTGAAGGTATTGCCCACCATCTATCTTTACCTCTACTACCAAATCCTGCAAGTCCACCA